TTGACCATACATGTAGTTTGTTTTAGTTGACATTTAGCTTATCCTTGATAGCTGTTAACAATTTAAACAAATTTTCCTTTTTGTTTAAATTTGTTCCTTCAACTTGAATTTCTAACAAATTTTCTAAATCACGAAGCATAATTTTTACTGTTTGTCCTTTTTCTACTTCGTTAGCTTCAGGTTTTTCATAAATTTTTAACTGAACTAATTTACTGATAACACTACGATACCCTTTTCCAAAGTGTTTGGCAAGTTCATGTACATCTTTAATGCTATCTTTTGTGTATAAAGAAATTAATTCATTTTCCTGATCATCACTCCAAGCTTTAACGCTCATCATTTTCTCCAAACTCAAATTCGATTTGAGTAGAATGCACGAATCTTTTACTAACTTCTTCCGCTGCTTCTTCTAGGAGAGGTAATAGAGAGCAAACTTCATCTGCGGGTAGTGCAAAACCACTCTTTGTCGGAAACCACTGTCCTGTGTCACCGTCCATTGCATATTCTCTGATATGTAAGTATAAATTTTCTCTAAATTCGTTAACAGTTACTTTAACAGCATTTCCATTATTTTTATGAAACGCGGTTCCGTAGTCTTTATTCATTATTTTGTTTCGACTGTTGAATCCATTTCAGTAACAACCATTGTTGTTTTTTCTACTTCCGAGGCTCCAGAGCTAAGGCTGCTCCACCTATTGACAGCTTCTTCAATTGCGGCGCCACTATTTCCATTAACTTTTAAATATTCTCTTAAAGTGCCTTCTGATTTAAATATTTTAAGTTTATCATCACTAATTTTCATTTAAGTACTCCTTAAGGGTGCCGCCCTCAACAGGACGGTTTAAATAATCTTTACCCATGATGTATATGTTTTCATCTTTATTATTTATTTGTTGTATCCAATCATTATAACAATTTTTAACACCTTGTAAACCTCTCAAATAATGTGCATTAACAGTATGAAATACATTACTCCACCATATTACTTGGGTGTTAGCGTTAGTAATTTTATTAGTTACCTTTTTAGGGTTACTACAAATGTCACAATGAATATACTTATGTTCAAGTGTTTTATAATTCTGCCAATGATTTTTAAGAGTCTTCTCTGATCCCCAATAATTTAACTCTCTTACCCATAAATCGTCTGGAGTTTCATTTTCTGTTCTAGTCCCTGCAGTTTCATTAATAGCGTATTTTGATTTTGCCCATTGAATAAATCGTGGATAATCTTCGCCATCCCAATGCTCCAACAACATACGCTTATACGCTAAAGCTTGTTTACTATAATCAAAGTAAGTAACTTTGGTGGTGTCCTTAAAACCAAATTTATTTAAAATAAAATTAGGCTTAAACGCTGCTGCAACAGAATAAATATGATCAATTGATTCGTTTAACTTAACATACTTTAAATCTTGATACCCCTCAGTATTCCACAAAAATACGCATGTAGGAGCATACGTAACTATATTATTAATCCAGTATAGCTGCCTATTTAATTCTTCTGCACTTTTGTTAGGGTACACATATTGCTTTTGTTCACGTATTTTAGGATGAAAATTGTACACAGTTAAACCGTTTTCTAAACTTTTGTTAATAAAATTCCAACCGTCTACAAGAGGAGTACATACTAAAGTTTCGTCTGTCGGTTTGAGAGTTAAAGGGGTATAATCATCGTGTATGTCATGCACACTTCTAATTGCTTTAGAAATGTTTACAGACTTTTTTTGACTTTTATTACCGTATATAGGTTTATCAAATTTTTTATAATAGTCTAAATTAACAAGCAAACATTGTTTGTGAAGACCATAATATCCATCACCTTCTGGGTGTGCAGAATTTGGATTTTGTTTATCCATTATGTGACCAGTAATAAAAAAATTGTGAGAGTCCATCCATTTTTCTAATAAATTAAAAAAATGTGCCTCTTTTATTAAATGTCCTACACAGTGAATTAAGCAGTATTTTTTATCTTCTTCTAAAGCCTTATCTAAAATTTCATTTACGGAGGTTCCAGATAGTATTTTACCAAAATATTTAAATCTTGTAAAAAATTCAGTTAATTCTTTCGATTTTTGAGCAGCGGTGGGGTTTGGAATTACAGAGGAATCATCAAGTATTCCAACGATGTAATTTTTATTTACCCCCATTTTTCTCGTAACTGTTCTCAACTAATTCTTTCCATTTATTATTAGATTTATAGTTTCCGTGTATTATTATATGATATCTATCCTCATTACTTTTATTGTAATAAGCATGAGTATTTCCTACATCTAGTAGATAAGCTTCTCCCTCTTTAAAAGGGACAGTCCCGTGATGTGCCATTTTCATTACACACCCCTTTGGATGGTTTAACGCAATATTGACAGGGGATAAAACATAATCATTCATGTCGTTGTGAGGTGCTATAAAACCTCCAGGCTCTAACAACATAAATCGTACTCGATAATATGTATCACAAGGATATACTTCTTTTAGCCATTTAGTAGTCTCGTAACACATAGTAGAGAGTTTAGTCCATCTATAGGGAGTTTCATCATTGGATTTAAACCCATAAGATGTATAATGATTAGTATGAGTAGAGGAGATACCATGAAGACATAAACTAGACCAACCAGAATGTTTATATCCGTGTATTTGATCTTCTGCACGATGTTTAACAAAAAAACTCTTATAAGATTTAGCTTCCTCTAACATTTTTTCATATGGAAACTTAATGTTTAGCTTTAACCACGGGAGTTTACTTTCTTTCAAAATCCATTTAAAATCAGGCATTTTTGTTTTTTATTGCGGAATCAACAGCGTGCCAGCTCATGGTTGCACACTTAACTCGAGTGGGAAACTCACTTACGCCTGATAAAACTTGAAGTTTTTCTGTATCATCATCTTCCTCTACCTCTTGGCCAGTGCACAATTTATGGAATTTATCGAAGAGTAAATGTACTTCTTCTATTGTCCTACCTTTAATCATACTTGACATAATAGATGCGCTTGCGATGCTAATGGCACAACCTCGGGCTCGGTAACTTACATCTGATACAATATCGTCTTTAATATCAATATATACAGTAAGTTGATCACCACACATGGGGTTGTTTCCTTCGGCTGTGCAAGTGTATTGTTCAAGCACGCCGAAGTTGCGCGGGTTTTTACCGTGGTCTAAAATTACCTCTTGATAAAGCTCCCTAAGTTCACCAAACATCAGGATCAAAACTAAAGCTAGTACCACACCCACAGCTTTGTGCCGCACCTGGATTTTCTACTACTAATCCTTTACCAAAACTATCGTCCATGTTTATTATTGAACCATATAAATATTTTAAACTAACGGAATCAATTACGGCTTTTGGAGTGTCACAAAAAACAATATCATCATCTTTTATTTCTGTATCTTCATCCATTAAGTAATTAAAACCAGAACAACCTCCACCAGCTACACCAAATCTAAAAAAATGATTTTCACTTAGGTTTGACTGAATAAAAATTTTTGCTTTATTAGAAATTTTAGGCAGCTCACCATGAACCTCTTCGTTAATAGTGGGGGGATGAAAATGAAAATCTCTTAATATCTTTTCATCAAGAGAATCTTTTTGGTCGTGTATACTCTGAGACATTTTTTAACACCTCCTCATATTTTTTACACACATTTTTCCAAGTATTTTCTAACTTAACATTTTTAATATCATCTATCAATTTATTTTTTTGGTGATGGTGATAAATTCCACCAATCTTGTTCTTTACATCTTCGGTAACAGGCTCATGTGCAAATGTATGAGTGCTCATCATAGTGGTTGAATCGCCAGGCTTAAGGGCAAAATATTGTTGGTCTGTCAAATTTATCGGAATTGCGTTTGTTTGAAACCTAAGCCCTGCCTCTTCTGGTATAAAATCATTGTGTGGTCCTACATCTGGCAGTAATGGGTAACAACCACAGGCTACAGCTTCTTGGACATGCATACCAAACCCTTCTGCTCTATAAGGATGAATTAAAAATTTAGAGTTTTTATAGATACTCGCCATTTGTAAGTCTGAAAGTTGATCATCTATGTATATAATTTCTCCACATTGAGTTTTATATTGAAGCTTAATAATTTCATTAAGAAGATTATTTACACCATAAATTTGGGGATTATCTTTAATAATTAAAGCACAATTATCATATTTTTTGATTGCATCTTTCCAGGCATTAAGTAGTATATCTATTCCTTTTCTCCACTGACCATTACCTACAAAAACAAAATTGTATTTTTTAGGATCAATTCTATCAGTATAAGGCTCTACAGGCTCATGATTAAAAATTGCGTTATCGTATCCATTAGCCACAGTAATAATGTTATCAGGATTCATCCCTCCAGTAACAAAAACATCTCTTTCATAATTGGATGGGACACAAAGCATGTCAGCAAAGTTTTCAAAACGATATTGCCATTCAAACAACATTTTTGGATATTCCCAAGGTTGAATATAAACAACTTTTGTATTTTTATCTGTGGGCCAATTCCAAATAGGAGGGTATGAGTGTCTTATTTGAACATCAATTACTTTTTCCTCTTTATTTGCTAGTTTTTTTATTAACTTTACCGTGCTGACATCAACATTACAATTAGGATTAATATTGTCTAAAGGGGTTAAAAATACATTAAAGTCTGGGCAACTATTCAAATGCACTGCTAACTGTCTATTAATGAGAGATAGGGAATGATTATCGTAAAATTTTCCTAGTATTTCTAAATTTATCATTGGTATGCCTTATGTGAGAACTGTTCATAATAACTTAATAGTTGCTCTGTTTTTACTGGGTAGAGAGAAGGCCATTGAGCAGAACCTAATCCTGATGTTCTAAAATCTTTAAGTTCATGGTAATTATCAAGAGTTACATCCTTCCAAAGACTAAAAAAAGGATCAGTTTCAACTAAATCTGAATGACCAATATTATTAATTTTTTTATGTAAATCATCTTCTTGTCTACAGAGACTATAATGGATACACACAAGAGGGCTTAATAGTCTTCCTAATCCTCCTCCACTTTTATCTGTCCATCTTGCATATGTAAAAGTGCTATCTTTATGTGTGATAAATCCTTGAGTTTCTCCAAAGTAGGGAGTTGAATCATGGTCTGCAATTACAAGAGTTGTGTCATCAATTTCCTTATATGGAGTGGCCCAAGTCATGCAAATATCATAATTTTTTATGTAAGGAAGCGTTAATGGAAGATAATCAATAAAAAACTCTTTTGGTGATAAAAGATTTTCATCAGCGTCGACACTAACTATTATATCGTGCTCACAATGTTCTTTTAAAAAGTTTCTTTCATAATTATCGTTTTCAATCGCAACCTCACTTTTATGAAAATTTTCTTCAATTACAGAAATTTTGCCTTTAGTATCAATAGATCCTAATTTTTTCCAAAGAGCTGATTCATCAAAGGAAAATTTGTTTCTACTCCACGTAATTCGATCACTATCAAGACCAAGCACAATTTCATCTACATAATCATAGTATGTTTTGATACTGTTTGGTAGTAAATGTGCATCGTAACTTATTAAACTAATAGCGCTTTTCTTAATCATTTTTTGCAAATGCCTTTTTTCTAAAACCATAAACAACAATACCGCTGTAATATCCAAAAGAATCAGCGTTACCTGATGAAATTTTTTGAAATTTAAACTCTGTCACTAATCTATCTGAATACTGCTCAACTTTTTGTTCAAGTAATGGAGCAATCTCTTCACTTGAATAACCACTAAAAATTACAACACTTTGTCGTGAAAAAGCGTTAAATACTTTTTTAAAGAAGTTATCGTAAATTTCTGGTGTAATGGGATCGATGTCCATAAAAATAACATCAAATTTTGATTGGCTGGACCAAGATACTTCTTCAAAATCAGATTCAATAATTTTTAAATTGTCAGTGTTTACGTCATCAACAAACTGATATTTTTGAAAAACATCATACATTTGTGATTTCATATTAGGCCAACCTTCATCTAAGAAGTATTGCGGTTCTTTTTTATCAAACTTAAAATTTTCTACCCCCACTGCTTGTAAAGTTTTATTACCATACATTGCAGAAATAATTGTAGAACCTCTGTATACTCCAAGTTCTAAGTAACGAGTGTTATCTTTAGAGCACACATTGTTTAGAAATGTTTTTAATTTAATTGATGATTGTCCGTATAATTCTCTTTCCGAGTCTGTTAGTTTAGATTTTTCAGAGTCTGACATTTTTAAACATGCGCCCACAAACTCTTCACTCAGTTTCGGCATTTTTTATTCTCCTAATTATAAATTGATCAATAAAGTAAAAAGGTATACAGCTCAGTAGTATTAGTAAGCTACAAAACACAATTCCGAAGAAAAAAGGAATTAGAGTGATTAACCAAATTACTATAAAAATAGATGTAAAAAACCCAACGTCTTTTTTCTCTTTAAAAGACAGAGCTTTTTCTAAATTTTCTTTACTAATGAATACTTTATCAGTCATTTACAACCTCGTCAAGAGTTTTGTAAAATTTAGAGTTTGCCCACTTAGATTTGAGAGTTTCAAGGTTTCTCATCTCAGCTTTTACTTTATTTGGGTCTTGAGCCTTAATTTGTTTATTATCTTTACTTTCATAGTGCAAAAGCCTAACTGGTACTTGATAAATTTTGAATCCTACTTCTCTGGTTCTTAAACAATAATCTACATCTCTATTATATGTCCACTCATATCCTGCAGAAAAATTACCTACCTTATTAAAAACTGATCTTCTAATGTAAATTCCACCAAAGGTAGTCCAAGCAACCTCTCTTACACAATCAAACTGTCCTTCATCCAAAACCAATTCTTCTTTAAACTTACCACTTGTTTCAAGACTTAATCCACTACCAAAATGATCAGGATTTCCTTCTGTAAATTGTCCGCCCGCTGATTGAACATAAAAAATACCGTTTTCATCTTTAGCAGGGTAGAGAAGTAGACATCCAAACATTCCTGCCTCTGGATACTTTTGAACGTATTCTAAAAGAGACTCAAACCAGTCATTATCTTCATCCTCTTCAAGCGGAAACATATCAGCGTGCATAATAAAAATATCGTCATTTGGAAATTTATTCCATAATTTTTGGTACATCATATCTGAACCTATTCGTGCATGATCTTTTTCAAAATAAATAGGAAGATTCCAAAGACGATTTTTTTGTTGAACAATTTCGTTATCATTTACGTAGGGGCAAATTATTTTAACGCTCATTTCCATTTTCCTAACCATAGATCATTTTGCTGTGTTATTTCTGCGTATTTTTCTATTTTTTCTTTCCACCACTCAGGCTCTTTTACTGTTTGATGGAGGTTGTGACCTGAAAACTTTTTTGGAGCGGGTGTGCTTGCGTAATCATATGCGATTGTAAAAGCAAACCTATTACTTACTCTTTGCATTTCTAAAAGAGCTAAGTCAATTTGATCAGGTAAAAGATGTTCTAACACATCCCAAGCTGTTAAAAAATCAAATTCTTTATCTGTAAAAGGTAAATCTAATATATCTGCAATTTTATCCGCTGATTTACAGGCAAAATCAACACCAATAGCTTTTTCTACACCTAGCTTTTTTATCTCTTGAACAAAAGAATTATGTCCACAGCCTACATCTAATAAACTTAAAGGCTCTAAGTCTACTATTGATTTTAGGGCTTTGTGTCCGTGATTACTTTTTCCATAATAGGAGTATGCATCATCAGCATATATTAATTCATACACTTCTTGCTCTGGGTTAACACTCATATCAATTTCTCCGTCCAAGTTTTTGGGGTATAATCTCTTACAAATTCAAGATCAAGATGGTATTCAAAAGGTTTTCCTTTATCCCCAGCTTCTCTTCTGATCCATGCCACCATTTCTTGAATTGTTTTATCAGTAGTAATCTCAGTATTATAATTAAACTCTCTAATTATTTTATCACTTGAGCAAAAAGCATTTTTTACTTCTGCTGGTCTATCAGGAAAATGCTCTATATTTGGATAAACGCTACAATGATGCCCTACTTTATATGCTAACTCTTTGATAGATATTTCGTTGTCATGTGGTCCAATATTATAAACTTGTCCGCAAATATTTCTCTCTGAATCAATTATAGCCTCAACTGCTCTGATGCAATCTCTCACATTACTAAAACTTCTTTTTTGCTCTCCATCCCCATAAACAATAATTGTTTTTCCGGAGATACACCTGTTAATCATGATAGCGACTACATTTCTAAACGGGTCAAAATATCTTTGTCCAACTCCAATAACGTTATGAGGCACTAAGGTAACAAAATTTAGTCCGTGTAACTTGTTAAGAAGCTCTAGATGCTCTTCAGCTTGCACTTTTGCTAAGCCGTAAGGGTCTTCGGGTGATCTAGGCAAATCTTCCGTAAATGGGGGAACTTGTGCACCATATCTTGCCATAGAGCTACAATTTATAAAAAGATTTACATTGTTATGAAGTGCAGCACTCGCAACGCTCACTGTTCCTCCAACAATATTTTGAGCAACAATTGCAGGACTAAAGACAGACAAACCTTCATAAGGAAGTGCTGCTGTATGAAAGACAATGTCTACGTCACTCATAGCCTCTTTAAGTTTACTTGTATCAAGAATATCTAATTCAAAAAAAGGTATATCTGGCACATTAGAGCGTATACCTCCTATAAAAGTATCACAACCTGCAACATGATAATTACCCTTAACAAGTAATCTTCTAGCAAGAGTAGAGCCTAAAAGACCCCCAACGCCTGTAATAAAAACTTTTTTCTTTACCATACAAATTTCTCTCTAAAATGTTTTACGATGCTTTGAATCTCAGTATCAAATATTTTTGTAGGACTCCAACCGTAGTCTTTAAGATAATTACAACTAATTGAATATCTAACGTCTTGTCCCGGTCTTTCATAACCAAAATCGACATATTTCATATAATCAGGAACATTTACTTTAGCGCGCCCCATAAAAAAACAATTAATAATTTTTTGAACTGTTTCAAAGTTGTTTTGTTCAAACTCAGAGGAAATATTATAAATTTTATTTCTATCTGCCTTTTCTACGAGTAGACTTACAGCGTTTACAGTGTCCTCAACATGTGTCCAGGTTCTAATGGGTTTACCTTTATCATGTAGTTTAATTTTTTTGCCCTCTTTAAGCCTCTTAACTGCTAAAGGAATAAGTTTTTCGTGATACTGGAATAGACCATAATTATTTGAAGGACGAAGTATTAAATATTCTAATCCATGAGTTCTTGCCCAAGATTTTAAGAATAAATCTGCTGATGCTTTTGTAGCAGCGTAAGGGTTACTAGGATTAAGTTCTGCTTCCTCATCAAATGAGCCTTCTTGTATGTCACCATATACTTCATCTGTAGACATTTGTACAAATAATGGTTTATCGTAACTACTTAATGTGCATTGAATTATTTCTAGTAAATTACGTACACCATCAATGTTACTTTTTATAAACCTACTTGAATTATTAAAACTGTTTTCAACATGACTCTCTGCTGCGAGATTAAAGATAACATCACATTGAGGAAGTCTTTTTATTTTTGAGATATCTGCTTTTACAAATTTATATTTATTTGGAAAATTTTCTGAAATATAGTTAGTTTGATCAAAATTTGAAACATAAGTATGTTTATCTATTCCAAACACGTACCAACCATCTTTTAATAATTTTAACATTAAGTGATTGCCAATAAAACCAAAGCAACCAGTAACAATTGCAATTTTAGAGATCACTAACACCTCCGTGAACAGGATAACACATTATTCTTTCATAAACAATATGACTATTTATAGTTGCATCACTTCTGAGCGGTTTATAATATTTTTTACACTCTATATGCTTATAAAATGCGTCCTCAACTTTTATAGGTTTGTCATGAATCCAAGGTAAGCAAAAGGGTAAAAATTCATCATCAGAGTGATTAGGAAAACATTGACCATCACTATCTGTAGTTAACTTATATTTTGCAGTATAATAATTATCTAAATAAATTTCCATCAACTCATCAATGTTAAAATAGTCCCACCATTGAAGAATACCTGCCGCAGCTAACTCACTCATTTTATAATTTCCGCTACGCTCTGAAAATCTTTTATTATCATCATACCCAAAATTTATTGCTCGTCGCGTCGTTTCCTCATATTTATTATCAATAATTGCTAGTCCTCCCTCACCAAAACCGATTGGCTTAGTATGATGAAGAGAAATACAAGAACCAACTCCTAAATTACAACTATTTGTCTGTTTATAAAAACTATAGGGTGTGGCAGAATTATCAAATATTAAAATTTTACCTAATTTTTCAGCTTGAGAGATTACATAATCTAAATTTTGTAAATGACCAAAACAATTAGTTGCAATACAAAGTTTACCATAATCTATTAAATATGTATCTTCCATTTGCATATTTAATTCTTGATCAAAATCTACTACAATCGGACCTGCACACGGTCCAAGAGATGCAGAGGGGAACGTAAAGTCTTGAGTTGTAACTCTATGATCTACTTGGTCAAATTCTCTAATTCCGTGTACTATGGCATGCAAAGCTCCTGTGCCGCTTGAGGTTGCAATGATAGCTTTTTCATCAGAGATTTTTAGCATCTCCCTTGCGCGACTCTCTAATTCTTTAACTGCCACACCATAATTTGACCAATGATTAGTGCTCTCAGCACTACGCAAATACGTAGATAGTGTAGTAGAATCAAAAGTTTTATGCTGAATAAAAGGAGTAATCATTGATCGACCCAAGCTCTCACCTTTTCAACAGGCGCTTTCACAAGAGATGTTAAACCTTGACATGCGTTTTCACAACTTAAAATTGTCCATTCTTCATTTTCTTCAAGAAACTCGTTAATAGCAGGAACTAACTCCATACCGTATTTCATAGTGTCGTGAAAAACTAAATATTTTCTTGATTTATTACCATGTAATTTAAGTTCTTGTGAGAGCTGATTATAATTATGATCAGTATCAAAAAATATTAAATCACAAATAGGTAATTCAGTTTTAAGAGAGTCCTCAATTTTTAACTCCCATTTTATATTATTTTCCTCGGCTATGTCAAAAACCTCATCAGTATTTACGCCATGCTCCTTTGGGTGAAATATGTCGAAGGACCATAATGTTTTAGCAGAACCAAGATAAAGTTTTCTTCTGCTTTCATCCATAAATACCATTCTTTCAGCACTACCTGACATGCCGTGTAAAAAAGCCCAGGTAGAGACAACAGATCTAGTTCCTAGTTCCATGATAATATTACAGTCTGATGATAGCGAACTAAGATATTGAAAATGAAACCACATATCGCTTTCACGGTCATTACTGTGATAATTAAATTTTTCTTGTAATCGTTCACTTGTCATGCGTCATAGCCCATTTAAATATTTCTTCCCAGTCGACATAGGGAGATAGATAGTTCTCTTGAAAGTGACAAGACCAGCTTGGAATAGGGCAAAAAGCGTTTGTTTGTTTAAATGCTTTCCACGTCCAACCATCATCACAAAACACAGAGCCTCTAATAACTTCAAGTTTATAACGCATCCAGGTTTCTTTATCAGCCATCATAGTAAAAGTAGCACTAGGAACTGATCGAAGATGTGAATTTGGTCCCAAAATTACATCAGCTTGTCTATCTCTGTCTAAGGTATATCTGTCTGGGTAATCATAAGGTAAGAAAAAACCTTTATAACCACTTTGATAAAGATTTTTAATCATTGTAATTGTTGCAGGGCGATGAAGATAATCATCCTCACAAAGATAAAAAATATCGCCATCTTCTCCTTGCTCTATTTCTTCATATAAAAGTTCAAAAAGAGCTAAAGAGCAATTTATTCTTACAGGATGTAAATGTGGAAAAGGATGTGACTCAAACCCAGGACAATAACTAAGAGGAGGCACTTCTTTAAATTCAAAATCTGTTGTTTTTATTGTGTTGAGCATCCAAGTTTTTGTTTCTGCGCTTACTGCATCGCAAAAAACTTTTACACGATCATCATTAGTAACCCCAGAATTGTTAACAGATAACCAAACAGCTCTAAGTATATCTGATTTTGTGTGAGTGCCTATTCTATATGCTTCTTGTGTAATGTCTTCATTTACACTGCCAGCACTTTTTGCTGATTCGTTTGCTCTAAAATAAATATTTAGCTTCATGGTTTATCGACAATGTATCCACTCTGAAAAAATTTACGATTCCCTAAATTATCAAAGAGAACTTCACCTGCACTAATTGAATTGTCATCTCCTATTTTAATATTAGGGACAACAACGGAACTTGACGCCAATAAGTTATTATCTCCCATAGATGAATCACCTAATATTTGTGATTGTGGTAAAAGAACATTGTTAAAACCTAATTTTACATCATGGTGAACAATTGATGCTGCATTAAGTAAATTAAAATTACCTATTGATGCATTGGCGCGAACTAAAGTATTCCACAAAAATACATTACCAATTCCATAATTTGCTAAAGGTGAAATATTAGCGGAATCTGATAATACATTTGGAAAATGTTCTTCAGTTACGGCATATTTAGAAGTAAAAAGGTCGATAAATTTATGCCGCCACTTTTTAACCCCTGTCGCAAGCACAAAAGCAGCGTCTTTTGGAAAAGTAAAACCGACAGAATTTTTCCTTTCTTCATCAATAAGAATAGGATTATTTAATTTAGAAAGGTAAATATACCCTTCAAATTTGCCGTATTTTGAAGCATCTCCTTGTAAAAATACCTCAGAGTACACTTCTTGTGCAAAATTACCTGCGCCTAGAATGTAAATTGGATTCATGGAGTATAGCCCTAAAAATTTGTTTTGTGGTTAGACCAGTTAATTGAGAAACTGTATCAATTGTGATTTGTTTTTTATTATTAATTATATAATTACTATAAATTATACATGGTATTTTAGTATAATTATTTGTCTTAAGCAACTTTAAAATAAAATATCTAGTTCCTCCTAATCTTATAATATTTTTATCATTTATTATAAGATGATTCTTAATACCATGATTCTTAATATCCTCGTACCATCTATTTACAGCATGAAATTCATATTTAGAATTTTCAGCTTTTAACTTATATAATTCAATATTTTCTTTATAAAAGTACATTACCAATACTTTTGAAAAAAATTAATAGTTATTCGAGTTGTTTTATCCCAATGACCATAACTATGCCAAGTTGCATTGGGAATACCGCAAAAGGTAAAAGCTCTATTAGGTTTCCATGTAATAATTTTGCTTAGTTTTTTATCTTTATTATATAAGATAGTGCCGTTTGCATGTAAGGGGCTTATATAAACTACCGTGGACAAAATTTTATATGGAGCTTCGTCGTGTATTTCGTAAGTAAAATTTTTAGTAGATAAATTTATCTCTCCCACAGGCTCTAAATACTTAAAGTCTCTGTGACCATCAAAATTATTTTTAATAAAGGTTTCATCAAAAGCTTTATTAAAATAACTAAGTAGTCTTTTATCTTTTAAAACTGTATGATTGTTTTGTTTGAGGGAAGATGATTTAATTAAGTTGTGACAATACTTCAATGTATCATCATCAAAAAAATTATCTAATATATGGTGTTTCCAAGGCTCTGTAAAAAACATGATAAAATACCACCAGTTCTGTTGCAAGGTCGGTGGCCCACCCCATAAAAACTAAGCTGCTAGAGCATAGTCCTCATATGAAACGAAGTTATCGTTTGCGTTTACTTATTGATCTCTATGGCGATCAACCCTGCTTCTCGGTTAAGTTTTTATTACACCTGTCGATCCTATTTCGCCCCCGCTGTGAATCTGGTTATGGTGGAGGCGGTGGGCATTGCACCCACGTCCAGTATGTTTATTCTACTTTACCTCAGACGAAGCAACTAAATTAGAAAACAGATCAAATCTACCACAGTCACATTTTGTACATCCACACTCTTGGTCTTTATCTGTCATCCCTACCCCGACAGATTCTGTGCAATAAGGGGCGTAACAATGACACCGATGACCACATGTACGGCAGTAACGTTCTTCACTTATCACGTTTTCTACCGCTTTTACTGTCTGTGTATTTTTCGAGCCATTTCCAAATCCATTTAAACACTAAATAAATCCTCTTCGATGTCAAATTTATCTGTTATACCAATAGAGGTTTTCCAATTAAAAATTCTGAAATTGTCTGCCTCTAAGTCCCAAACTAATTCCATGCCGTCTGGATACTTTTGTTCACTACCTGCGCCAGCAATTTTTGACGCTACAAATTTTGAAGGAAGATCATCAATACGAGTAAATACCATTGTGCGTTCTGATCCGTCTTTTTTCTTAAACTTGCCTTTGTATGCCTTCATAATTACCTCCATTTGTGATAATTAATATTAGCAATTTATTTAGGATTTAGCAAGTCGATTATTTCTTTTGTTAGTCTTCTTCTTTTTCCTAAACTGATTTCTTTCTTCTCTTTGAAACTTTATCTCAAGTTGTTTTTGTTTTTTAAGCCAACGAGCACGACCTGCACGAGAAGCCTCTCTACGTTTTTCACCTTTAGTTTTATGAAACTGGTTATCACGTAGCTTCTTAAAAAATCCCTCCTCATGTAATTTTTTATTTAATATTCGATAAGCTTTACCGATATCATTGTTTCGAACGTAAATTCTCATATTTTCCGTAATAATCTCTAATTGTTTCCTCATAAGTATTGTATTTTAATCTCACGCCAAAAGTGTTAAATAGTTTTGAGCTATCTAACGCACCTCTTGGCTTACCTGTAGGCCCAAGTTTATTATTTACAACAAACTCTTTTGGATAAATTTTTTGTAGAACTTGACCGTCTCTAATTAAATTTGAACTTATATTATAAGTTCCTGGCACCCAGTTAGCAATGATATTTTTAACTATTTCAACAAAATCGTCAATGTAAATACAATCAGCTGCTTCAACATTAACCGGCTTATTTTTTTCAATTTGCCTCTCAATATTCATCCAAATAGGAAATTTTGAATCACCGATCCCATAAACATGAATAGGTCTTAAAATTACATCTTTTTCTGTACAAAACTGTTCACTATATAATTTGTTAAATCCATAGTTATCAACAGGTTTTTGCAAATAATCCTCACTAATTTTACCTTCCCAAGAACCATAAACCATTGATGAACTAATATGTAAAATTGGACAAGAGTAAATTGTTCTTATATTTTCTGTGCCTTTGACAATAGAATCATAACAAAATTCTGAAAAATATTTTGATAAAATAGCTTCAGACAGTCCTCCACAATTTATAATTAAATCATATAAAATTGGGTTATTGTATGATATCTTTTCAAAACTCCATTGTCTATGAACACTTACTTTACTTTTTTTAATTAATTCAAATCTGTATTTAACATTGATTTCTCTATGAAATTCTTCAAGTTTAGAAATGCGAGTTACACCTTGTTTAGGACCTCTAAATATTTTTGCATATCCTGGATAGTTTAGATCAAAATTATCCATTATAGTTATATTATGGTTTTTATCTAATTCATAAGATAAATGAGATCCAATAAATCCTAAACCACCTGTAATTAAAATATTCATTTAATTTTATGCATTCAACGCTTCTGCAATTCTCTCTAATTCTTCTTCCTCCATGTAATGATGAGAAGGTAAATGAATTAAATTTTCAGTAAAGTGATTAACGCCAACAAGATTTTCTTGTGCTTTATAAAAAGGAAAAGAGGACATTGGTTCTTTAAACATCGTTCTTGCTAAACATTTTATACCATGTAGCTTATTTAAAATATCATCAACTTGCTCTGAAGGAACAAACATTGAGAATCTTTCCCAAATGTAATTTTCTCCGGGTATAGATTTAAAGGGAAGATTGTTATTATACCAAATAGCAACCTGTCTTCGACGCTCTCGATAGTCAAATTGCTCATAAAGCTCAATCTCCTTTAAAAGAACAGCACATGAGGTATTATCTAAAAAACTTTTTGTTCCAAAACCTACAATTTGTTTTTGTTTTGAAGTTCCGTGTGCTTGAATTTCATAAACTCTCTCATGTATATCAGCATGACGAGTTGCAATTCCACCACCAGAGCCTAGTGTCCCTGGACCTTTTGTAAAATCAAAAGAGTAACATACTAAATCAGAGCGTTTTCCCGGCTTATAGTTAATAGGAGCGTCCATGTAAAAAGCCGGGGCAGCGTCTTCAATTATTTTAATTTCAGGAAGATGTTTATCTAAAATGTCACAAATACGAGACACATCAGCCATAGTGCCAAAATTATGAATAATAATTATAGCATTAGCATAGTTATTTTTATTGCTTGCCCAGTTTTCAAGAGCCTTTGGACACATATTACCTGTAGCGTCTACGTCAATAAATTTAATACGACGGTTCATAAAACGCACAGCGTTAGCAACACCTCTCCAACCATAAGCAGGTACTAAAATTAAATCATTTTCTTTTGTTAACGTGTGAACTGCAATCTGCAAGGAATCAGTACCACAATTTGTAAAATTCCAATAAGAAAGATTAGATAACTCGGCACATTTATCGGCTAAAGCACGTTGAATCGGGGCAAGATCTCTTCCGTCTTCTGGTTGATAAGGATTATCCATTGCGTCAGAAATTGCACGAAGATAATCAACTTTATGCTTTTTAACTCTTTGTTTATGTGGTATAAATGATATGGCTTTAGGCATTTAACGCAGGAATTGATTGTAACCACTGAATAACTTCTTCATTACTCCATTTACCAAGACGGTAAGTCATAAAAGCGCCATTCTTAAGTATAATATACATAGGCATTCTACCACGATACAGTGAATGTATATGACGATGGATCAACTCATTAGTTTCATCACTCAACTCCGTTTCTAGCGCTGGAAAGAAGTTTTTTATTGCAATAAGCTGATTTTCAATGTATGATAAATTATCTGATTCGGAATACGCCAGTCCAATAATTTTATAGGCCATTTCGCTCTCTCAAATCGTTGGCAATCTCTTCAAGGTTTTGTTCCATTAGAAGGATGCGTTCCCCCAAGTCATGAATTTCTTGTTGAAGGTAACGAATATCACCACCTAAGTCATTAGCTAATTCACGAACTTGTTGATGAATTTCTTTTAGTTCAAATCGAACGTATTTTTCAGTTGCGTACATGGTTTCTATCTTAAATAAAATTAAAAAGATTGTCAACAAAAAACTCAAGGTAATGCAAAAATGATGTTGCATCACAACTCAAAAAGGAATATAATATAATGAATCGACCAAGATTACCCTTTGTTAAAGAATACTTTCAAGATATAGCAAACAGAGGTAATGAAGAAGCTCAAGATCTTATGACAGAGTATCAAGAAATAATAGACCATCAAGGCGAGTTTTTAGCTGGTCGTTTTATTATCGAAGTTTACATTGAAATGCAAAAAACTTTACAGGAGCAATACTACGATGCCTAAAAAATCAGAAACAACTTCTCCTTCTTTTGGTTATGATTCTTGGTCTCGGAGACGCACTATTGATGAGGCAAAAAATATTGCTCGATGGTCTCCCTGGATTGCTCATGAATGGATGGCAGAGTCTATTCAAGGAGCGTCTATTGATGAGTTTGAAATTCTAGAACGACACGATAAGGCGGCAGATGAAATCAACTCTATGTGGCGTCGTAGATCAAAGCACTACTACTATGACGAAAAAGAATTTTGGGACGGCGTTCCTCCCAAAATGATTCCAAAATGTCTTTCAAACAATGACTACGACATTATTGGAAATGAAGAAGAGTAAATCAATTAATTTTCAACTTGCAGATTTGTAATTTCTGTGCTACTTTAAGGGTGTTAAAACATGCGTTTTAAGATGGCGTCGAGAAATCCGTTTCGTGATTTCGTTCGCAACCTTCGTCGTATATCTATTTCAGATTATACAGTCGAAGAAAAGCATAATCTGTTTCATGAACTTTGGAATAATCTTTCTCCAAAACTTTCTGAAACAGAACTTTATTTAAACTCTTCGCCAGCGTATTCTTCACGCTGCGAACATTGGAACTATCGTGAATTAAATGTTCAGTCGATTGTTCCAGTCTCTAATTTAAAAAATCCATATTTACGACTCAAACGTGAGTTTGAAACTGCGATGGCTAATAAATCTAGTGAACGTTTCGTCACAGCTGTGTCTAAATCTCTTATGTGGTTTTATGTCCAGCCGTATCGGGACGATTGGGTCACGTAGTGACACAGGAGGTGAACGTGGTGGTCTCACACGATAAAGCAAAAAAATTAATCTATAAAGTTCTTTCCTCAATGCCGATTGATGTCTTTGATGATGAAGAAGGCACTGTTTGGGAAAGTAGTAATTTTGAACTATATACCCCTCGACCGGAGGGAGACTTCGAGGGGTCACGTGAAATAGGCGCAGCTAACATAGTTAGCGCCTTCAACTTACTTCATCAGAAAATGCTAATTGCTGAACTTTCAAAAGAAGAAGGTTTTAGTGATTGCGCTGATGAGTGTTTTGAACTATTTACTAATGTTATGGATGATTTACAAGAATCTAAACTTGTTCGTAAACGTCCAGAATCAATTCGAGAAACATTTAAAGTTATAGAGGGAACAGATGTCGCAAACGAACGATGAACTAAAACGTGAATTTGAAAAAGTTGTTGATCTACTTGTTCAAATAGAGTCAGCAAGAGAATCTATTTCTTCCTTGCTAAAAGATATAAAAGCTGAATATAATATAGAGATTCCTGTTGCTCGGCGTGTTGCAAATGTGATGCGCAAAAATTCTCGTGCTGAAGAAGAAGAGAAATGGAATGAGTTCAACGAGTTACTTGATAGCGTGATATAATGACAAATTTTGTTTTAGGACTATTTGCTATTATCTTAGTTCTATGTGTAATAATTATGTTGCCCTACGTAGCTGATTCTTTGTTAATACTTTCTATGGATTATTATCCTTTATGCGGAGTATAAATGTCTTATTTCAATCAAACGTCAACCGACTGGCGGTTATCTCAGTGTTGCCAGTTTCATGATAAAAAACTAGCAAAACAATTTAATTTTGGTACAACCACTAAAACATATGCACTCAAAGATGGAGGTAAAAAACGTGTGCAAGATAAGGCTCTATCAAATGTTCACAAACTTTATCTCATACTTGAGCACTATTTTTCGAAACAGCCTAGAAATCTTCGTTCTTTTCGTATTTCTTCTGAGATGTTTCCTTGTTATACTTTGGACTTCACTCAAGACTGGTATAAAGAAATTTGGGAGGAGATTTGCGAAGCTCTTCATAAATGCGGTGAAATAGCTAAATATCATGAAATCAGACTCTCTGTCCATCCTGGTCAGTATACTGTTCTTGGTAGTCCAAAAGCTAATGTTGTAGAAAACTCTATTAAAGATTTAGAATATCATGCTCTTTACGGTAAACTTATGGGCTTACCTGCTAAAGATTTTACAATGAATATTCACTTACAGGGATTGTACGGAGGA